GCAGATAGACTTACTTATATCTGAAATACACGGGTTTATTACTACAATAGGCGATGTTATATTAGTTGCCCCCATCATAAAAGAATATATGGATGTAGCAGTTAAGAATGATGAGCAGCTTGTTAAACTCGCGGGTGTAATACAAAGAATTATAGCTAAATCATCTGGTGGGGATGAGGAATCATTCTTACTATCAGATGCCGAAAAAGAAGATTTAATATCGGCACTTCAAGACGATGTACAAGATATTCAAAGAGAAAGTGATAGATTAGATGCACTTAAAGAACAATCAAAAAATATAAAGGATAATTAATATGGGTTCTACTATTATCAATACTAGTGGTGTTAGTCAATATACAAAGGATACTTCAATTGATGATCCAAACAACACTCCACTTTTTTTACAATTTGTACCCGGCAGCGTTACTAAAGTATTTACGGAACGGGACTCCCTTGGTAATATATCAGATAGTCGAGTAAATCATATTTTTGCAGTACCGGATGATGGTTATACTGGTTTACCTGGTGATTTGGGTAATGAATATAAACCACTACTTAGGGGTATTGCTGATGTTCCTAATACTAATGATAAGGTATTACTTTGTACATTTAGTAATATTGGATATTATTTGGGCCCAATAAATACCGAAAATAGTCCCAATTTTAATACTGACGCGTCAGAAACTACAGCCGTTAATATGGAAACAAATTTTGAACAGATAGATATTCCAAGATTACAGAAAATAAATAATTTACCTTTAGATTCACCCCTAGGTGGTTCTAGATCTAAAAAGATAGTTATATCAAATACTAATAAAGAATCTATTTTTGATGATATGCTTAGTGATATTGCGGGTGATATGATTTTTGAAGGTAGACATGGTAATAGTATTCGTATAGGTAGTAGACATGTAAATCCATATATTATTTTATCTAATGGTAGAGACCCAATTCAATCTTCTAAATATGAATCTACATTAGATGGTACTTTAATGGGAATATTTAACGCAGGTACTATAAGAGAACATTTTTTTACAGATAAAATAAGAAAAGATTTAAATAGTGAGGCCGGCCCATATGAATTTAGGTTGGCCGATGAGGAATTTGCAGCAACATTACAAACTCCCGAAGTTGCGAGAAGTATATTGAAAACTTTTGCCCACCCGTTAGGTGGTGGTAGAAGGGCAGATAAACCAGTAGATTCACAAATTAATAAAAAAGTATATGAATACACAGATGATCAGTTTTTTTTAACATCTGATAGACTTACTTTTAATGCTAGAAGTGATAGCATATTTTTATCTGCATATAAACATATTCATATTGGTTGTGGGAGCTCAATGACGTTTTCTACAAGTAAAAATATTTTTACTCAGGCCGCAGAAAGTGTTATAACAAATACAAATTTATTTAAAGTTAATGCTGATACGGTGAGAATTAATGGTACAAGAAAAATAGTACTCGGAAATCCTACACTGGGTGATGCATGTCAACAGGTAGTTAAAGGTGGTGGTATGGTATGGTGGTTGGTTACTCTTGTAAATGAAATTAAAAACTTATGCCTCGATACTGCGTCTGCTATAGAAGGTGCTGCAGCCAAAGGTGCATCTGTTGGAGTAATGAAGAATAGAGCTAAAAAACTTGATGATTTATTGGGGAATAGTGATTATATAAGTTATAAAGAAGAGTTTTTAAATACTGAAGCTAATCCTTTAGAGAGAGATAATTTTGAAGTTGGATTAACTGCGGCCGGTGGATCAACCGGGGCATCATATCCAACCGGTTTAGCAAAAATGGTTTTAAGTAATAAAGTTTGGACTAAATAGAGGATAAATAATAATGGCATTACCACCACCACCAGAAACAGCACCAGCATCACCGGGAGGGCCCCAAGCACCTGGTACAAATACTGGACCACAGTTAGAACCATTTGATCCCACGGCGGTAGTTGGAACTGTACCTGCTTGGGAGGGTAAAATAAACGACCTAAACGGTCAGGCAGATTCTGCGGCGGCTGGTTTCTTAGGTAAAATTCCTGGATTTTCTGATCCGGCAAAATTGGTTAAAGATACCCTGAAAAAAGAAGGTAGTAAGCACGTTGATTCCCTTAAAGAAGAAATTATGGGAATAATCACACTTATGAATACACCAGAGGCATTAACAGATGATGATATACCCAAAATAAATGCAACTATTAGAAAAATTAATGCAATAATTCTATCTATAGAGAGTGGGTTAGAAACTTTAAATTCATTTGCAAAAACTATATTTCCAATTATACTTATTATTAGTGTTGCATATACTGTTGCTAAAATAATTACTTTATTACCGGTAGTTGGTGCTGGTATGGGGGCTGTTATTAGTTTCCCACAACCAAATCATATTGCCCAGTTAATTTGTTCTGTATGTTCAGTAGTACTTGAAATACTAAAACCAATAGCTTTTGCAATAGTTGCTATTATGTGGATGTTAATTGAAATACTCAAACTTCTAAATATGATAATTGGATTTTTAATATCTTCATTAGATATTCAAAATGATTTGTTAAATGATGCCATAGCAGATTCATTAAAATCTGCAGATGATTGGGCAAATACTGGTGATGTTGGGGATGATAGCTTAGCTTTAAGTGTTGCAAATACAAATAATTTAAATGATGATGGTTCTGCTGGTAATTTAAGTGAACGGTTGGATTTAATGAGACAAATAAATGATATAGATTCTGGTAATACAGGTAATGAGGATGATTTTGGGGATTTATCTGGCAATGATGGTGGTATAAGTACTATTAATGATGGTGTATGTGGTACGGCCCCCGGTTGTGAAAATCTTAGTTATGCGGAATGTTTAAATTCTACAGATTGTTCTTGGGATAGTGGTGGTATAGGAAATGGACCGGCTGGCCCACCACCAAGTCCACCATCACCATATTGTAATGATAATGGTGAGTGTTGGATATGGGTTGATGAATTTGGTTGGAGTACAACTGATGGAACAACTGGTGGAACAACTGATGGAACAACTGATGGAACAACTGGTGGAACAACTGGTGGCTGGTTATCTGCACCACCAAGTGGACAACCACCAAATCCACCATCACCATATTGTTATCCTGGGACCAATCCACTTGTGTGTTATGAGTGGAGAGATGATCCACCACCCGGTGGATGGTATTTATTGGAATTAGTTGCGTGTACATTACCAAGTGGTGAAGTACAGCAATTATCACCCGAGGCGTGTTTACTTGCAGGTGGTGAATATGGTGGTTTAGTTGCTTGCTTATTACCAGATGGTACATTACAGCATATGACGCCGGAAGATTGTATGGTGGCAGGTGGTACATATGGTAATCTTAATTTAGTAAGTTGTTTATTACCAGATGGTTCAATTTCACAAATGACGCCAGCAGCTTGTTTATCTAATGGTGGTATGTTTGGTGGTGATTTATCATCATATAGAGATGATCTTGAAGATAGATTAAATTCATTGGGTGGTGGCGTTGATGGTGCCACCGGCGGTGTTTGTGGTACTGGACCAGAGTGTGAAAACCTTAGTTATGAGGAATGTTTAAATTCAACAGATTGTTCTTGGAGTGCTGCAGGCGATTTAATTATTACGAGCGTTATTAATTTACATAAAGATGTAACTGTAGAAAAAGCAACAAATAAGAGAGGTAAAAGATATGGATTTTATCAATCGGATATTAAAAAAAATAAATAGGAGAACATGAGTTATGAAAATGAGTCAATTAAAAATGGTAATAAGAGAAGTAGTAAGAGAAGAAATCCGTTTGGGTTTAAAAGAAGTTCTTGGTAGTGCTAAAAAACAACCAGTACAAAAACCCCAACCAAAAAAAGAACAATATTATTCAAAGAATCCACTTTTGAATGAGGTGTTAAATGATACCAGTGCTGATGACTGGGAAACAATGGGTGGAACTGAATACACATCAGATAGAATGGGTGAGCTTGTAGGAAACTCATATAAGAATTTGATGAATGATGATAGTGATAATTCAAATGGTAGTTTGGCTACAGAAATGGGAGTTAATCCAAATGATCCATCAGCTGCATTTTTAAAGAAAGATTATAGAAAAATAATGGCCGCGGTGGATAAGAAAAAACAATAGGAGATGAAGGTTGGCTTATGTAGATAAAAAGAAAACAAAAAAAACATTACCAGATTTAGATGAATTACAGCGTATTGGTTTTAAGTTGCCTGTACAGTTTGATAATGATGCTATGACGTTAGATACTTTAGAAGCAATTAAGGTAAATTTAAAGTGTTTAATATCAACTGAAACTGGTGAGAGATTAATGCAACCAACTTTGGGTGCTAGATTAAAGAGATTTTTATTTGAACCATTTTCTGGTGATATGGTTACGGAGATTAAGGCAGTAATACACGAAAGTATTAATTTATGGCTACCATTTCTTAATATTACTAATATTCAAGTTAATATGAGTAATATTTCAGATGGTGAAAGTTTTAATACATTAGATATAACAATAGATTTTAATTTGAAGAGAAATACTGCCGTGCTTGATTCGGTACAAGTAACGGTCGGTTAATAGATTAGGAGAATAAAAATGTCATACGGTAGAAATGAGTTGAAAGACCAAAATATAAAATATACTGGGAGAGATTTTAATGAACTTAAATCATTATTGATACAATATACAAAATCTTATTTTCCAAATACATATCAAGATTTTAATGAAACATCTCCTGGTATGATGTTACTTGAAATGTCCGCATATGTCGGCGATGTTCTTAATTTTTATATTGATCAGCAATATAAAGAAATGTTATTACCGCTAACAAGTGAACGAAAAAATATATTAAATTTAGCAAAATCATATGGATATAAAACAAAACCAATTGCAGCTGCATTTGTAAATTTAACAGTAGAACAGGTTATTGGTGCTAATGCCGATGGTACTCCCAAGTATAGTGAGGCTGCTATTATAGATAAAGGTACTAGTGTTAAAACGGCAACTAATATTAGATTTGAAACATTAGATATTGTTGATTTTAAAGCAAGTTCCTCAGCAACTCCCGATATATTGATAAATAATATAGATTCTTCTACTGGGTTACCAGATACTAATACTGGATATAAAATGTCAAGACTTGTAAAAGCTATATCTGGGGAAACTAAAACTACTTCGTTTAATGTTACAGAACCTATAAAATTTTTAAGATTAACTTTGGATGAAACAAATGTTATAGAAATATTAAAGGTTCTAGATTCTAATAATAATTTTTGGTATGAGGTAGAAACATTAGCA